ACAAGCTAGACAAGAAGCTTATGGTTCTATCGGCGACCAACTTGATATGCAATATAAAGATTTGGTAGATGGTACAACTACATGGAAAGACCACATAGCTACAGTTAAATCAGACAATCCAAAACCTGCATAAATAATCTGTTATAATCGTCCTTATGGAATTTATAATTGGATTTTTGCTAGGTTATTTTTTAAAAGAAATTAGTTCTTATCTTAAAAGAATAAGCAACTACGACCTAGATAGCAATATAGATAAGGAATGGGATTTCCTATCTAGAGATGATTTACCATAAATGTCAAACAACAATGGCTATACCCAAAAGGAACTTCTCAATATGGTTATTGAACGACTAGATAAAATAGAAGATAAGTTAGATTCTAAGTTAGACAAACAAGAATTTTATAAAGTATTAACGCTGATTGTAGCAATAGGTGGAGTTGTAGCAGCACTTGTAATGTAATGCTAAGACTTTGTCTAGCACTATTCTTATTAATACCTACCCCTGTATTTGCAGAAGAAGTACCTGGCGAAGTTACAGTTCAAGAAGATTTTAGTGATAGTACTTATCAAGCAGGTTTAACTATAACTGGTGGTAATCAAACTGCATATATTTATACTAACGAACAAGATAGATATGGAACTACAGGTAACTCATTAGCAATAACAAGTGGTACTTATCTGTTTGAATTTGCAGAAGATGTATATGAAGTAGGTTATGTAGTAGGTGCAGTAAATAATGCTTGGTCTATTAAATGGTATTACGCTGATGGAACAGATGAAACAGAAAGCAAAAATGCACAAAGCAACTCAAACTTAAACACAATGTATGAAACTATTTATAAATCATACACTGATTACAACGCAGTAGAAAGCAACACAGATAAATTTATTACAAAGTTTGAAATTATATTAACTGATATATCTGTATTAGATACATTGTACTGGCAATATGTAGATGAAAGCACTATTCCTACTACAACTACTACTACATCTACTACAACAACTACTACATCTACTACTACAACAACTACAACTGTTCCTCCACCACCTCCACCACCTCCACCACCACCACCTGAAGAAATTATTGTAGATATAGTTGTTGAAGGTGTTGATAAAACCTATACACAAGCAGATGTTAATGATGGGACTATAGAGCGTGACCAAGAGCGTGTAGATAATGAAGTTGAGTTCGGTTGCTTTATGACTAATGCACAAATAGAACGTGGTGATTGTGTTATACCTGAACCTATTGAAGAAGAAATTAAAGATGATATTATAGAAGAAGATGTTGTTATTAAAGAAGATATTGTTGAGGATAAGGAAGATGTGGATGTCATCATTCCTGAGGATGATATTGTTGTACTCGACCCACCTAAAGAGGAAGTTATTAAAGATGAAGTGGTGGAGTTTGAAGAATTACCTATTGAGTTCGAGATTATTGAATTTGATTTGGAAGACATTGTCCCCGAAGACGTGGTGGAAATACCAATACCAGTTGAAGTTATAGAAGATGAGCCAATTAAAGAGGATATACCTGAAGTTCTGGAAGAAGATACTCCCGACACAACGTTACCTCCTGTGGAGATTAAGCCAGAGAGAGAAGAAGTAGTTCTTACAGAGGAAGAAGTTGCTGTTGAGGTAGCTGAAGTTGTAGAAATTATAGAAGATATTGTTATTGAAGAAGTTACTGTAGAAGAAGTTGTTGAAATACTAGAAGAAGTTAATGATATAGGTGTACAGAATTTATCTTCAGTTACAGAGGAAACACAGGATGTCATACAGGAGGTTGTTGAGGAAGCTATTGCAGATGTTGCAGAGCTTACTGAAGAACAAGTAGAAGTTGTCGCTGAAGTATTACAAGTAGAAACAGAAGATGTAGCTATTATTGCTGAATCTATTAAAGATGATGTGGTTATAGCTGAAGCTGTAGAGGAATATGTTGAACGTGCTGTAGCAAATGCAGACGTTGAGAACTATACATTAGCTGATGTTGTAACAGAAGTACAGTTTGAAACTTTTATAGAGAACCCAATACAAACATTCATAGACATTGACATACAAGAAATAAACTTTAGTGACATAGGTAATGACATGACCAATGACCAGAAGGAAAAAGCTCAAGAAGTTGTAGTTCCTGTTATTTTGACTAGAATAGCTACTATGGCTGCTTTCGTATATAGGAGAGGCAATGTTTAAAAAACTAGGTAACTGGATAGTAGATGCAATTAAGGAAACACTTAACCTTAGTTGGACTTTAGTTGGTTTAGTTATTGCTACTCTTACATTGACAGGTTCAGCACAACAAGTAACAGGTCTTGCTACTATAATTACATTAGTAATATGGTTAATAACTTTAGGATGGAGAAAGTAACATGGCACATAACGCAAGAAAAGCAAATTTATTAAAAAAACATGGATTAAAAGGTGTTAATCAACCTAAACGTACACCTAAACACGCTACTAAATCACATGTAGTATTAGCACAAGAAGGACATACACTTAAACTAATTAGATTTGGTCAACAAGGTGTATCTGGTGCAGGTAAAAATCCTAAGTCAGCTAAAGATAAAGCTAGAAAAAAATCATTTAAAGCACGTCATGCTAAAAATATTAAAAAAGGCAAGATGTCTGCAGCTTATTGGGCAGATAAGGCTAAGTGGTAATATGCCTAAAAGAGTAAGTTGGCAGTGGGGAGGTAAAACTTATAGTGGTACCTTTATCAGAGAAACTAAAACACATATTTTTGCTAGAACTAAAAATGGAAAAATCAAACGTATCGTTAAAAAGAAGAAAAAGTAATGGCATTACCTGGAGCATATGTTGTCAATAGTCCTAAACCTGGAGAGTACTGCGATAATTGTATGCATTACTCTAATAATTATTGTCTTAAATTTTACAAAGAAGTAGCACCGTATGGTTGGTGTGCTGTATGGGAGCCAATGAATAATGAAGTATGAAGTACTTAGAGTTAGTAGTGGTAAAGACTCAACATCAGGAATGTTGTTTGAAATTAGCCAAAATAAGCGTACATTTTTAGCATACACATTAGAAGATGAACAACGTGACGTTAAAGTTTGGGGTGAAACACGTATACCTGCAGGCAAATACAAATTATCTTTAAGAAAAGAAGGTGGATTCCATAATAGATATAGAGATAAATACGGTTCAATGCACAAAGGAATGATACATGTTAACGATGTACCAGGATTTGAGTTTATTTTATGGCATACAGGTAACACAGATGAGCATACAGCTGGTTGTTTAATCATGGGTAACACACAAAGTAACAACCGTATAGCACAAGACGGGTTTATTGGTAGTAGTGTTGATGCATATAAATTTGTTTATCCTCGTGTTGCAGCTGCTATAGAAGCAGGAATAAGTGTAGAAGTAGAATACATTGATTATGATGGTGATATACAAGAGATAGTTGATGAGTCTAGTAACAATGTAATGGATAAATTGTCAGAAATAAGTGGAGAAATTCAAGTGTTGTCTGCTAAACTAGACGGCAGAAAGATAGATTAACATGCGTATTAATAAAATAAGCAATAAATTATACAGTGACGAAGACGGATTACCTGATATTGTAGAAAATGAATCAGAAATAAAATTTGATTACGGAGAAACAGGTAGCGATACACCTGAATTAAATGCATTTCAAGCTGCTAATGACCAAGTTGCTATAGAAGAAGCTATAGCTTCCAAGCCATTACGTGATGCTGTTCCAACTGAAATTGAAAATGTAATAAATTCTAATAATCCAGACGTAGTTAAAAAATATCTTTTTGAATCTAAAGGAATAAACATAAGTAAATCACAAGCATTAGATGTAATTAAAAGATTTAATGCACCAAAAATAACAGAAGGTTCAGGTAGAGTTCGCAGTGAATCAACACAAATAAAATCTACATTTGCTATGGAACAAGAACTAGATGTATTAAAAAAACAATTAGCTAGTTATGGTGAAGTAAGTCCAAGTACTTATTCTGCTAGTAGAGCAAAGAAAAAAGCTGAACAAATGTATGGTAAATCTATGTTACAAGGACCTTCTAAAGCTGGTACTGGTGGTGTACCATTAGCTAAATTAAATCCTACGTATTCTGCATCAAAAGCTTATTTAGAAGGTGAAATTTTTACAAGAGAAGAAGAGTTAAAAAAGTTTAAACAAGTAATGGGTAAATCTGATGATGTAGTAGATATAGAAACAAGATTAAAGACTGCTGGCGTTGTAGCAGAAGACCTTCCATTAGCTACTGAAGATGTTTCTAAAGTTAAAAATCCAGAAGCTAAAGGTATTTCAGGATTAACTGATAAAAATAATTCTTTTTTTATAGATGATAAAATTGAATTATATGACAAAGATAGAGTAACAAAAGGACCTGTAACACAAACTACTAAAGTAAATAATTATTTAGAAGGACCAGGAAAATTTGGTAATACTTTAAATGTAGAAAAAGCTGAAAGAACATTAAATAATATACCAAATGATTTAACTCCAAGCATGACACAACTAGACGAAGCAAGTTTTGTTGAAAATAAATCTGGTAAAAAAATATATGGAACTTCTTCTAATATGCAATACATAACAGATAGAGCAAACAAATCTACTGCAGACCTTGTAGCTGGATTAATGAGAGAAGAAGCAGAAGCTATTGGTAAACAAGCAGACGAAGTTATTAATCAGGAACGTGTTATTAAAGACCCTGAAGATGGCAAACTTAAAAAAGTAAGTTACACATCTTTAGACGCAAAGCCTAGAGATAACAGTATGGTACAATCTGGACCTACAGGTGAAGAAGTAAAGTATGCAGAATATAAAGGTCAGATAGGTAGTTCTCCTGATAGAATTGCTGGTTCAAAAGATTTTGGTATAGGTTGGTTAGATAGACAAGATAAAAAATTATTATCTGATTCTCGTTTAACTAATGCACCAAGAACTGAAGGTGGTAAATTTAGTACTGCTAAAAAGTTAATGTCACCAGAAATGCAAAAGCTTGCTAAAGCTGCTAATGCAGCAGAATTTCGTCAAAACTTTATTTCTAAAATAGATAAAGAATTACAATCTAAAGTAACAAAAGGTTCGAACATTATTGAAACACCTAAAGGTGATGTTAATAGAGGACCTGGTGAAACTCGTGTCGATATAAATGTAGAAGATACAAGAAGTGAACTATATAAAACAGGAGATTATAATGTTACAAAAGATAGTGTATCTGGTCAAGGTACTAAAACTCCTAACGTATTTGAAAAAGTACAAGGTCCTGGTTTAACAGGTAAAACTCTTTACGAAGAACAACTAGGTAGAAGGTTTGCACGTCCTACATCTGGTGTAGGTTCAGGTCAATCTACTAACAAAGGTGTAGGTATTAGAGCAACTGATGCTAAGTTAAAAGCTGATGCGTCATTAGCAGCAAAAGCTAGAAAAGCAGTAGGTCTTGCATACGGTGCAGGTAAAATCGCTAAAGCTGCTACTAAATTAAACCCTGCATTGTCAATGTTGAGTATGTTGCCGAAGCAAACTTTTGATGATATACTATACAACAAGAAACCACAGGCATAATATGCTTGAAAGATTTAAGAGAAAAAGAAATTCTGATGGGACGTTTAAAAAAGACGTAGCGTGGACTCCTTGGAACGAAGCATGGAGTTATAAAATGAGTGAACAACTTAAAGATATGATAGAGAGAACTAGCTGGACCTTCGTTGAAGCGTTCATAGGTGCGTTAACAGTCGCTCCTCTAGTTGGTGTAGATGCTGAAGTACTTCAGTTAGCTGCGTTAGCTGGTGGCGGTGCTGCACTTGCAGTAATCAAAACATATGCAAAGAAACAAATAACAGTTAGTAAGTAATGGCTAAATCAGATGTTTTCGATACTAAAGGTAGAAGTAGATGGAATCCTAGACCTCCTACAGCAGACTTTCAACCAAAAGGTAAACCTGTAGGTAGTACACGTGGATTAAATAAAACACCTGTTATAAAAAGTACAACTAGAATAGGTACTACATATAACTTTCCATCATCAGGAAGACCTGTTGGTTTACAACAAAACAGAGTTGGTGGTGCAATAGGTAGAACAACTGCTAGAGTATTAGCTGATAAAAAAGCTTGGTCTACTGCAGTTAACATGAGAATACATCAACAAAATTTAGCTAGAGCTGCAAAAATATCTAAAGGTATAAACATAGCTGGTCTTGCATTAGCTTTAGGCGAAGGTATTTATAAAGGTACTAAACGTGCATTAAGTCCTGATGGTACACAATTTCATACTGGTACAGGTGTTCCTCTATGGGAAGATAGAAATACTGAAAACATAGGAAGTAAGTTAAATTACTAATGAAAAAATCTAAAAAAATACCTAACAAATATCAAGTAGGTAAAGGATATGCTGGACTTGGTAAAAAAGAATTAGAAAAAAGAAAATACCAAGCTAAAATGCTTACTAAAA